GCTTTCTTTAATGAAAGCATCGGGGACAGTGGGCCTATAAGCCAGCATGTTAAAGCTGGTGAATGGACTCATGGAAACCTAGAAGCCTTGAAGATAAGGCTCCCTTAGCTTCACCTCTGTATTCCCTGTCACATTGCAGCCGGGGCGTAAGCGGAAGGCTCACACCCTACCCGTCTTGCGACAAGTGAAGATGAGGCGTAATAACACCTAATATTAATCGTGACAATTTTCATGTCTTTGAAGAATATGTCGGCTGCTATTATAAGCCGGAAATGGATCACGCTCCAAGAAATTTGGAGCGCGACTCATCTTCTGGTCCTGTCCTTAGGGTTGTCTAAACACCTTGGGGCATTCAAGCTTCTCGCACAGCGATTACAGACTCTCTGGGTTAAATCCGGGAAAAAGTTCCTGGTTTTATACCTGAAGGAATGTGTCGCTTGCGTTATTGCCTTTATAAACCACTCACGACGCCTGCCAAAAGCAGGGTCTATCGGAGTGCGTTTATCTCGTGCAGGTCTGCCTACGATTATCCCAGGTCCCCTTCGATCTATCATCTTTCGATTTCGATCGTTAGGTGCATATCAAGACGGACTTGTGTTAAGAGCTGTCCTTACTATCCTTTGCCTTTACCGAGTGATGAACTTTGTATCGAAGCCAAACTTGGCAACGATTACGGATCCCTTTAATGGGGTTTCTCCACAGCTCGAAATTAATGAGCTGGAGAAAGTCATCTCTCAGTTTAAGCGACCGGTAGTTAAGGGGTTGACTTGGAGCATCAGTGAATCAGCCGGGCCGAATGGCCCTAAATCTACTTGGTTTGCCGGAGCGGATGCTATTGCTTTTATTTTCGATCCACTTAAGTGGGTTGAATTTATTTGTTTTAGTATCCTTTCTGGTTTTTACCTTGCAGCGGCATGGTTCATCCTGATTCAGGTCTTCGCGATTCCTGGGCTTCTGATTCTCGCAGCAGTCAAAGGGAAAATGCCATCTCGGTTAGGTCGCCTTGCGGCGCTTGACAAAGATGGAGCAGGGAAGCGACGTATTGTCGCTGTCACCGATTTCTGGACTCAGCTGGTCTTTCGTCCTTACCATGATGCATTGTTTTCCGTCCTAAAGGGAATCCCTCAGGACGGGACATATGATCAATGGCGGCCGATTGAGCAGTGGGTTTTACCCCGAGTCAGATTAGGTGCTCCCGCATATTCCTTTGATTTAACTTCTGCTACGGATCGTTTACCTCTGGCGTTCCAGATTCAAGTTTTCGGGATCCTTTTTGGACCTCGGATTGCTCGTTTCTGGGCCGGATTATTGAACCGCGATTGGTGGTTCCAAGGCTCACCCGTCAAGTATGCAGTGGGGCAACCTATAGGAGCTTACAGCTCTTGGGCAATGCTAGCTTTCTGCCACCATGTGGTAGTTCAGTTGGCTGCTCTGCGTGCGGGATGGGTGGGCTGGTTCCCGTTCTATGCCATTGTCGGCGATGATTTAGTTATCGCCGATAAAAGCGTAGCGGACCACTACCTTGCCATCATGCGGCATCTCGGAGTCCCCATTAACCTTCACAAGTCAATTGTGTCGGAATGTGGAGTCCTCGAGTTTGCCAAACGTTGGGTATCCGCAACTAGAGGAGAATTCTCGGCTTTAGGGCCGGGCCTTCTCTTGGCTTCCTTACGGAATGCCTATCTATTTGCGAGTATAACGGTTACTCTTTTTCAGCGTCATTGGTTGTATTTTCCGAAGCAGTTGGAAAGTGCATTAAAAGCCATTAAGGCAGCGCGAAAGAATTTATCGCCTGCCCTACTGGCATTAATGTACGCTACGATTATCGGTCCATCAGGGTTATTACGCAACAGTGGCCATGTAACGGCTTTCGCCGAATCATGGTTCACAACTGTTGCCAAACTCCCGATGGAGTCTGCAGTTCCGTACATCATCCTTGCGTTTAAACGCATGGTTGAGCACGAAATAGCCGATAAGGCCATCGAGGGTCTCCGTAATTTAGAGTACTTTATCCATAATTGGGCAAAATACCCTATCTTATCTGGATGCCCCTCGTGGGTAGCAGGGGTACTTTCCATACCCCTAATCGTGATTTCACCTGGATTCTGGATTTACCTTGCCAAAGTCTGGAAAGGTCGAATTCCGTCCTTTTCAGGTAGTCTTAACCTCTACGGGATTACAAATCCCCTAGAAGCTGACAAACCTGGAGCTATCCAATTTGATCTCTTAGGGATCGAGGACTTAGCTTCCATTGATTGGAAGCAACGTTCCGTGATCAAGCACCAGTTCACTACAACAGCTGAGCTTATTCGGCTCACTGTGGAGATTTCCGAAGCGAACTTGCAAGTAGCAAGTCGCTGGCGTGCCCTGACCGTGGTTGACGATCCGTCCCCTCCTCCCGAGAGTTTAACAAACTAAGGGATAGTCCCGGTCCTGATAGGCGAAAGCCGAGAAGCAGTAAGGCTTTATGCAAACCTAAGCTTCAGGATCAGTTAATGACCCCCCCACTCGGTAATGGGGTTATCCAGGACAGGCGTTG